TTGCTTCTTTATAGGTGAAGCATCAAGTAGAGTTTCATTTATGTATTCGCTCATTTTATCGTTCTCCAAATTTAAGCGGTTTAAGATTTAAGACCAGCAAGTTTTCTAAAACGGTCAGCAACTTCGACTTCCTCAGTAATGATTTTAGTCTTAGGTGCAGTTCCACCAGATTTCTTACTAGCATATGATTCCTTAACAACTTCTTTTCTCTCACCACCATTGTCTTTATAAGACTCAGCTAGTGTAGAATAGACCAACTTGATCTCACGAGTTGTCTGAGCTCTATCAAAAGTCTCAACAATTTTCAACTTTTGGTCGTTACTCAATACAAACTCTTTGAATAGTTTGTTGGTATATAGAAGTTTAGCATTAAGGATGTTAACTTCATGAAGCTTGTCTTTTAAATAGACAACAGCTTCCTTATATTCATTAAGCTCATTCTGAATAGCTTCAACTGATTCTTTGATTTTACCCTTACCAGGATCTTCTTCATCAGATGCAGAAGCCTGTTTCACACCAGAACCTTTACCGATTCCAGATGAGGTAGATTGTTCCTCAAGGTCTTCTTCGTCTTCATTAACGACTTCTTCGTCAATTTCTTCTTCATCACCTTCAGTTACTTCTTCCTCGTTAACAGATTCTTCTTCGTCACCAGGATCACCAGCTTCTTCTAGCTCTTCTTCTAACTCTTTGATTACTGCTTCTAAGTCAAGTTCTTCACCTTCGTCCATATCATCTTCTTTTTCGTCTTCGTCATCGTCACCTTCTTCTTCATCTTCTTCAGAAACAATTGGAGCATACTTCACACCATCGATTTCAACGATTTCGGATTCATCGACTTCTTCGTTCTTCTCTTCGTCATCGTCATCTTCACGAGATGGACGGTCGGAACCGTATCCTTCTTCATGATTTTCTTCTTCATCATCGTCATCTTCTCTGCCCATACGGTCAGAGTCATGCATTCCTTCATCTTCGATTTCTTTTTCATCATCTTCTTCGTCATCGTGCATACCTTCTTGGAAATCCTCATCTTCTTCAAGGTCTTCTTCAGAAAGTTTAGCGGAAAGCATTGATTTTAAGTGTGGAGTGAATGCCTCTTCAAGAGCCATTTTAGCATTTTGTAGAGCAGTCTCACGAACAGCTTTAGCATCAGCGATAGCTTCTTTTAATAAATCAGACATAATAATGTCTCCCATACTATTTGTATTGGAATAAAGTTATTCTGGAACTTTAATTAAGGATTAATTTTTTTAGACTCTGTACGACACAGAGTATTGAGGTTACATATAAGTATATAAAAAAAAAGAAAACACTAATCGTTGTTAATAGAACGAACCTTTTGTAATCTAAGTTTTTTTCTCCGTCTCCTAGCAACAGATGGTTTTTCGTAGAACTCTCTGTCCCTTAACTCCTTAAGTAGATTGGAGTTTTTAACTCTTCTTTTAAACTCGGATATAGCTCTTTCAGGACTTTTGTTTGTAGCATCCACATATAACACAGATGATTGTTTTTTTCTTTTTCTTTTTCTTTTTTGAAACATGTTATAACCTTTTCTATTTTTATTCTTCGTCATCTTCCTCAATCAGTTGTGCTTCGGATAGACATCCTCTAGCAACTGCCGTATGAGCATCTTCTATATGTATGATTTCTGATATAGGAATCGGAAAATCATTTTGGTCAAATTGTTCGTTGAACACATCTAAGAATCCCTTAACCAAAGAAGTACCACCACCTATTACAATCGGTACAGGTTCAGGAAAGTTAGGAACATTCTCTACACCTTCGAACTGAACCTTTAGGTTTGTTAGTAGATAGTTCACAAGAGCACCATAATAAGAACGGATAGCAATCAGAACATTAGCTTCGTCTGTATCTTCTTCGTAAATGTTTTGGTAGTTAGCAGATGAAAGGTCTAATGTACTTGAACTCTCTTTTATATTTGTTACTTTAGCTCTTGATACACCTGTATCCATAGATACATTTTCATCAATCCAATCACCACCACGACTTACACTAAAAGATAGGGCAGTCATCCCTTGATACATAACAGCTATGTTACACAT